TTCACTGTCTGGTCCTGAAGGCCAAGTGATATCATTAGTCTGATTATTATTTTGCCAGTAATTAGAATTAATAACTACTAAATCTCCTGTACTATAAGCTGGTAATGTTACTGCTACTGTTGTACTTGTACCATTGCTACCATTAATTGATGTCTCATATTTAGGAGTTGGTCCATAATACACTTTTACTTTTATGTCATATACATCTACATCATCATCATCATTAGTATCACTAATCTGTAATGCTACACCAAAGTTAGTTGCATTTATTTCTGCTAATGTCCAAGTAGTTCCCCATAAGTTAGTTGAACCACCATAAACTAATGTAGTAGATGTGTCATCACTCCAAGTTCTTGAGTCCGCTAGATTAGTACCTATATTAGCACCTGCTTTACGTAGTTTTAATAAACTCACTAATTGTTCAGAAGCATAATCTTCTGTTCTAACAGTAAGTTCCACTTCAATACCTAATATAATATTTCCTGAAGGGATTGCTAATTGATAATCATAACCTATTAACTCATTTGTAGGAGAATCATCAGCCCAAAAATTCCAAGTAGTATAACTTGTGTAATTTTCTTCTATTTGATAAGATGATGCCCAATCAACACCAGTTGAGTCATTTGGTTTAGTAAATCCTGTATCAGTCATCTTAAGCAGTATACGTTATATATAACGCACCCTCTGTAGTTGTACTTGCTGTTGGTGGTGTTGAACCAGTCCCGTAACAGACATTAATTATCTGGTCAGTTGTTGCTGTTCCGTGGTCACCTGCCACTCCTGAGTATGATACCTTAGCTGTATTCAAACCAATAGCAGTTGCATGTGTTGACAGACTTCCTGTGTTCAAAGCAATAGCAGTTGCATGTGTTGATAATGATCCGGCATTCACTGATGTTGAACCAGTATTCAAATCAATAGCTGTTGCTTGTGTTGATAATGATCCGGTATTCAATTCAACTGTACCAGTATTCAATACAATAGAACCAGTATTTAGTGTAAGACTTCCTGTGTGTGCTGACACTAAAGTTGCATCATCATATGTTACCTTATCTGTATTTGCAGCTACGTCTGTAGCAATATCAATACCATCAACTGTACCTGAAAGTGCTATATCTCCACCTATATTTAAATCAACAGATGTTGAAACTAATGTTGGCTGTATCTTTAATAGACTACCTATATTACATCCAAATATAATATCCTCTGCACCATTTGTAGTATTAAAACACATATAATGTATTGCACCTTGTACAAATGAAAAAGCATCAGCTTTATTATCATCTAATTCAATGACACTTCCAATATCTACAATACCACCACCACCACTACCAGCGTGACCGCCACTAAGTGTACCATCACTATCATTCATTACATAACCTGCTGCTGCGTGATCACTGAGTGTAATTTCTCTAGTACTGAGTACTTTTGTTTTTATATGTGGGTCTATATTTTCCCGCGCATTATCATAACCAGCCATACCTTGTTCTGAAGATTTAGGTATCTTCACTGGACTGAATACATTCTTTGTTAATTTCATGTTAAACCTCTAGGCATACATTGATGCCTTTATCTTGAGAACGTTCCTTAGAACGCACCCCTGTGTGTCTGAGGGCAATCCATATACCCTCCATATCTTAATTAAAAAATAAAAAAGTGGACCTTAAGTCCACATTGGAATGTAGTAATCTACTCCTTCAACTCTAACTTTTAGCCATTTAGAAATGGTAGCTGTTGTAACTGCTGCTGGTGCTACACTTGAAATGGTAACAGTTTCTGATGCGTTATCTTCAACTAGTTTTGTAACATCAAGACCAGTTAATATAATGTCCTTTACTTCTGCTGCTGCCATTTAAACACCTGTAATTTTACAGATTGCGTCTGGGTTGGTAACTTGTAGTTGTCCAACTTCAAATGCTCTAATTGTCTGCTTAATTCCTGGGTCATCAATTGTGTTCACTGTAAGTGGTGCTACCTGTTTCCATGTGCAAGCCTCCTTACCAATAACAATTTGAGCTCCGCCCTCTGTTACCGTATTTGAACTAATAATTGTTAGACCAAGTAGTTTACCAATAACACCATTTCTAGTTACGTCATCTGTGTAAAACTGACCAGCGTTTCTAACGTTAGCGTTTCCAAGTAGTTGACTTAGATTTGTTGGATGCACTAGTAAAAAACCATTTGTGTCTGCATCATAGTTATCAATTGAAATCAGTGCTTTTGCATTCAAGATATCCTGAATTGGATCTCTGTCTGCAATTGTTGCATTATCCCATGTAGCATTAGCTGCCTGTTCATTACCAGCTTGTGCTAGTATACCTGCTGAAATGACTGAGTCAACACTTTTTGTAACAGCTCTTGCAATTCTAAGTAATGTCCTTGCAATGACTGGAACGTTATCCATCTTAATATCTTCATATGAAATAACTGCTTCCATAGCGTGTTTAATATTTACGCCTGATGTTTTTGTCCAACTAACTTCACCGTATGGGAATTTAGCTAATCTTGGAACACCTTTAACTGATGCTGTTGCACCGCCTTCAAGGTCTGATGCTGTCTCTATATAGTATGTTTCTGTCCATGCACTTGAATTCTCAATCATGCATAGCTGCTTCATTTTATATTCCTGAAGCGCAAAACCTTTAACTATTCTGTCAAAGCTTTCTGCTCTAATATCTTGTTCTCCTGTTGTATCTGCCATCTTACTTCATTATCCTCACTGCAATAACTTCTGATCCAGTTGCTGCTTCTAAAGCTAGACCAACTGTCTCAGCTGCTGCATTTACACCTGCTTCATCTTGTGTTGCAATTGTGTTAACGCCACCTAGTTTAACCATATCACCTAATGTTATACCTGCCCCTTCATCTGTAAGGTCAAAAATTCCATTAGTATATACTGCTAGTGCTGTTATGCCGTCACTTGCAACCTTTTCAGTTGTTGCTATTCCTACAAAAATTTGTCCCTGTGCTGAACTAATTGTTGCTTCTCTGTCTCCTGATAGGTACATCAGGCTACCTTTTGGTATTAGTACGCCGTCTGCTACTGTATACCTTACGGGATCTCCCGCATTGCCTAGTAATTCTATAATTACTGCTTCATATGCCATTCTTTATTCTCCAACTGGAAATAGTCTTTCACCATATCCAGTTCCTTTTAGCAAGTTCCTTGCTGAATCTACAGATTGTTCTTCTTCTGTCTTTTCTTTATTTGGGATACCTGCTTCTGTTTCCCCTGCAATAATTGCATGAGTATTAATTTCCTCTTGTCTTTGCAAGAGTTCTTCTGTTTTTCTATTTGCTTCTTCTAATCTTTCTGTTAATACTTTCATATCTTCAAAAGATTTTTTTTCTTCTTTATCCTTATTCATTGTATATACCTCTATCAATATTTTCCTGTTCTATTGAAGTTAATTCATTATACATTTTTCCGTATCTCTGCATAGATGCACTATCCTTTTGACTAAAACTATTTTCTTCCGGTTTATCTTTTTCTTCTAAAGATTCTCCCTCTACCGGTATATCAGAAACTCCCTCCTGAACTTGTCCGGTATCATCAGATTCAATATATTCTCCACCAGTATTTAGTAGTCCAAAATTCAGTGTACTAGGTCCTACTGAATATCCGCCAGCTTCACCACCGGATACACCACCACTCTGTCCAGCAAATCTTGCAAAAGCTTGGTCATATAATTTCAACGTTCCAGAAAATGAATTTGCTGAATCTTGTATGAATGCAATAACTTCCGGATCATTAATAAATTCCTCATCAGTCATTGCTAATTTCTTCCTCATGAGTCTTTCATCATCAGTATTAAGTGCATTACTTATCTCAGTCATTATACTTTCAGTTTCAGTTTTACTCCAATCTGCTTGAGATTCAGCTCTTGCAAATGCTTCAACTGTACGTGTACTCCAATTTTCAGGATCTAATGCAAACTCTTTAATATCTGAATCATTTAATATTTCTTCTGAAGTCATTTCATCTATTTCACTCATAAATCTTTCATCCAATTTATTACGTAATTCATCTCCTGCCTGTTTTTCAACCATAGATTCTCTAAGTTTATCACCAGCACTTTTTGTACTATCAATAAAACTTTTCTTCTGTGTAGCAGCTGTCCAAGGTGATGCCCATATTTCATTTCCATCTTCATATAATTCAGTAGCTTCATCCATTAAATCTTGAATCTCATCACCACGTTCAATATCTCCATCTTTATAGAAATCATCTCTCCTATATGAAAGCGTCTGAATTGTATCACCGTATGAATTTTTTCTATCCATTCCAGACCATATGCTCATACCAATAATAGCAGTTCCAACACCAGTAGATGTTGTACCAAGTCCAAGTAATATCTTCCATTTACTAGGACTAATTCTTTTAGCTGAAGATATAATCATATCATTAATTAATTTTGCCTCTAAATCATTCTTTATCAATCTACCAGAAGGAGTTTTAGTACCAACTTTAACTAATCCACCAGCCGCATCAATTCTTGTACCAGCCTTCTCTGCATCTGTTAAAATCTTTTTAGTATTTAATTTACTCTTTAAAAATTTCAAAGAATCTTTACTTTTAGCTAATATAGATTTACTTTCTCCTTCAATTCCAGTTTTAATTCCAGTTTTACCAAGACCTAATCTTCCTGCAAACATTGCATCTAATACTACTTCCCAAGTAGTACCATCCTCTCTTGCCATCTTCTGAAAGAAATTTTCCTCATGTATTGTATATTTTCCATCCAATACATTCTGTTCCATTTCTGAACCCACTTTCAATTTACCAGAAAGAATACTATCAACTTGCTCCTGACGTAAATTTAAAGTAGGAGTAGTAGGTCCTAAATCTGTATAAGGATCATACTGCTCTTTT